GACTGCTGTGTCTCGTGCTTTGAAGGCTGAGTACACAATGGAACTGGCTCAAGACTTGAAAGCTATTCACGGTTTGGATGCTGAGACAGAATTGTCCAACATCTTGACAGGTGAGATCTTGGCTGAGATTAACCGCGAAGTTGTTCGTACTATCAACGTGACAGCCTCACAAGGTTGCGCATCTGGTACAACTACAGCTGGTATCTTTGACTTGGACGTCGACGCTAACGGTCGTTGGTCAGTTGAGAAGTTCAAAGGCTTAATGTTCCAAATCGAACGCGAAGCTAACCAAATTGCCAAAGACACACGTCGCGGTAAAGGTAACATCATCATCTGCTCTTCAGACGTAGCGTCTGCATTGCAAATGGCTGGTGTTTTGGATTACACTCCTGCATTGAACAGCAACAACTTGCAAGTTGATGACACAGGTAACACATTCGCTGGTGTTTTGAATGGTCGTATGAAAGTTTACATCGATCCATATGCAACTGGTAACTACATGACCATCGGTTATAAAGGTTCTAGCGCATTTGATGCCGGCTTGTTCTACTGCCCATATGTTCCTCTCCAGATGGTTCGTGCTGTCGATCAAGACAGCTTCGCACCAAAGATTGGTTTCAAGACACGTTATGGCATGGTTGCTAACCCCTTTGCACAAGGTTTGACACGTGGCGCTGGTGGTATTGTTAAAGACTCCAACGTTTACTATCGTCGTACTTTGGTTACGAACTTGCTGTAATAATAATAATAAGACAGCAGTATCTTAAAAGGTCCTTCGGGACCTTTTTTTATTGGATAAATAGTACGAGGAGCAAATCATGAGTGTACTAGACAATCAACCAACCAATCAGAACTTCCTATCTCCATTAGGGTTCAAGCTTCAAGTTAAAAAGACACCACACGTTAACTACTTTGTTCAGAGTGTTAACATTCCTAGTGTCTCTCTTGGAACCGCTGATGCGGATACTCCATTCATTAAGATTCCATTTCCAGGAACCAAGTTAACGTATGGTAATCTTCAGGTTACTTTTAAGGTTGACGAAGACATGGCCAACTACATTGAAATTTATGGATGGTTAAGGGCTGTAGGCTTCCCAGATAACTTCGCTCAGTACACGAACATTGCTGGTGCTGCATTGGCATCCGGTGACGGTGTGTTCTCTGATATTACACTCGTTGTGCTTGATAGTGCAATGAATCCAAACCTTGAAGTTACATTCTTTGACTGCTTCCCTGTTGACCTTTCCTCGATTGAGCTGGATAGTACATCTGGGGATGTTCAGTACGTAACTGCTACTGTTACCTTTGCGAATAGAAGATTTGAAATAAAGACACTTTAATTATATTATGAAGCTTGATGATATTATGGACCTCTGGGCAGATGATGCCCGGATGGATGACACTGAACTGGGTAATGAGAGTCTTCGTATTCCGATGCTCCATCACAAGTATTATAAGATCTTTGTACAAGAAGGTCTACTGCTCAAAAAGCTGGAGCAAGACTACAAGTCTCTGTACAAACTAAAATATGAATACTATATGGGCGTCCTTGATCAAGAGACGCTTCTTGAAAGGGGATGGAATCCCAATCCTCTAAAGATTCTCAAGCAAGATCTATCTATCTACATGGAAGGTGACGACGATCTACAGCTTATTCAGGCCAAGATAGATATCCAAAAGCAGAAGCTCTCGTTCCTTGAGTCTGCAATCAAAACAATTATAAACCGAGGTTTCCTAATCAAAAATGCTATTGAGTGGGAAAAATTTAAGGTGGGTGGATGACGGAACTGATCCGTATTACAAAGTTTAATGATGTGCACATGAAGATCCACACCGAGAGTGGTGTGGCATATGAGCTAAACGAGTATTTCACTTTTACAGTTCCTGGAGCAAAGTTCTCACCCGCATATAAGAATAAGATGTGGGATGGTAAGATCCGTTTGTTTCATTTGATGCGTCAGACGTTGTATATGGGTCTACTTGACCACGTCCACAAGTTTGCACAAGAACGTGGTTACATTGTTGAGTATGATAATCCCAATGACTTTGCAGAAGCAGAGTTCTCCGTAGATCAAGCAAAGAAGTTTATTGGTACGTTAAACCTTCCACATCAGGTTCGTGACTATCAATTGAATGCTTTTATCCATGCTGTAAGAAAGAGTAGAGCTCTTTTACTATCCCCGACCGCTTCTGGTAAGTCCCTAATCATCTATCTGCTATCTGCTTTGTTTGCTAAGAAGAAAGTATTAATTGTCGTTCCCACAACAGGTCTTGTACACCAGCTTGCTTCAGACTTTGTAGACTATGGATGCCCTGCAAGTGCTGTTCATAAGATCTTTTCTGGTCAGGATAAAGATACAGACTGTAAACTTGTTATAACCACGTGGCAAAGCGTTTACAAGCTACCAAAGGTATGGTTCGAACAGTTCGGTGTTGTTATCGGTGATGAGGCGCATCAGTTCAAAGCTAAGAGCCTTATTGAGATCATGGAGAAGTTGGTCAGCTGTAAACATAAGTATGGATTCACAGGAACACTGGATGGAACACACACCAACAAGTTAGTACTCGAAGGATTGTTTGGTTCCGTTGAGAAGGTTACTACGACAGTAGAGCTTATGGAGAATAAGACTGTTGCTGAACTAAGGATCAAAGCAATTGTATTGAGTTACGATGATTCGATTCGTCAGATGTATGCAAGGACAAAGCCAACGTACCCAGATGAGATTGGATACTTTGTTAGTAATAAAGAACGAAATAAGTTCCTAGTTAATCTAATATCTTCGCTGGAAAATAACACTTTACTGTTGTTTAACTATATCGACCATGGTAAGATGCTGTATGAGCTTATTAAGGCTAATAATCCTGAGCGAGATGTGTTCTTGGTTTATGGAATGGTTGAAGGTGAGGAGAGAGAAGAGATACGTAAGTATACAGAGCAGCATCCCAACGTTGTTATTGTAGCTTCTTATAAAACTTTCTCGACTGGCGTCAATATTCAGAACCTACATAATATTGTATTTGGTAGCCCTAGTAAGTCTCGTATTCGAGTGCTTCAATCGATAGGTCGTGGGTTAAGAACAAATGAGCATAAGCAGAGTGCTGTGTTATATGATGTTGCTGATGATCTGTCATGGAAGTCTTTTAAGAATCATACGGTTCGACATTTTGCTGAGCGTATAGAAATGTACAATCAGGAAAAGTTTGAATATAAGATCTACACAATCAAACTAAAAGGAAGTGTATGACAACGATACTAAAACTTACGAATGGTGTTGAGGTAGTTGGTAATGTGGAAGTAGAGACGGATAAAGAGATAGTTTTGCATAAGCCTTTGCAGATTAACTATCGATATGTGTTTGGTTCTATTCCTTCAGTGTCATTTGCCAGGTACATTATGTTTGCAGAACATCAGTCAGTCCACTTTCAGAAACAACATATCCTTCAACAGGTCACGGTACGTGAAGCGTTTGCTAACTACTACCTTGATATTGTTGATGAGCATTATGATGATTTAGAAAAGAGAGTAGATGCTGAGTTCGAATCTTCGTTGGCCAATCCTACACAAGAGCAGTATATGAAAGAATTATTAGAGATGATGCCTGTTGATGAAGCAACGGTAAATTAAGTATGGCAAATTATGTTGATAATAAACAGCTATATGCTGTGATACTTGATTACAAAGCAAAGGTAGCAGAAGCAAAGGCTAATGAAACAACAAAGCCTCAAATCCCTAACTATGTTGGAGAATGTATTCTTTTAATTGCTCAAAGGCTTTCTACCAAGCCCAACTTCGTTAACTACTCGTATCGAGATGAAATGGTTAGTGACGGAATTGAAAATTGCATTTCTTACTTTGATAATTTTGACCCTGCTAAATCTGATAATCCTTTTGCTTACTTTACACAGATCATCTACTACGCATTCCTTAGACGAATCCAAAAAGAAAAGAAGCAGGTCTACATAAAACATAAGGCTACTGAAAACAGCATGTTGTTTAATGAATTAGTTGAACAGGGTGAGGGTGAGGATCTCAGCTTTAGTCCTGTAGATTTTGATAGTGAAAACGTCTCCGACTTTATTAAAGCCTTTGAA